GGTGCAGGGCTAAGCCCGGGGAGGTACAAATGGAAAAGGTAACCGTTGTACAGGGCAAGACCCAAGTGGTCATTGATCGGAGTTGTCTGCCGGCTTATTTGAATGCCGGTTGGCAGCTGCAAGAAAAAGAGGATACAAAAAAGGGCGCCAAATAAGGCGTCTTTTGTTATGGGGTGATATGTTTGACTGATGAGATGAAAAACAAGGCTCTGCGGCTGCTGCGGGCCGCTGCCGGGCGTTACGACAAGATATGCGAGGCCTGGTACGCACACGCCGGTGAAGAGCTGGATTTACAGCTGTTTTTGGATATGGCAGAGGACGATTGCCTGACCTATTTGGGCACGCAAGAGCTGCCGCCGGTGGTTACCGCCACCACGCTGGCAAAACTTGCTTTTGTGCACTTGAACGGCGTTGTACAGGATCGGGATTATGGCGTAAAGAGTGCGTCCTATACGGAGGGCAGCGTATCTATGAGCGAGACCTATACCACCCCTGCGGAGCAGGAGACAGCCATTGCCGACCTGCTCCAGCCGTACAACAGATACAGGGAGGTGCGCACCTGTGAAAGCAAAAACGCCTAAGTCGTGGACTGTAAAATCACGGATTTTCTCCGCACAGACGATCAGAGACAGTGCTTACGACTTTGAGCAGAACACATACAGTGCTACACCTGCCGTTTTGTATTTGTGCTGGCAGCCGGTATCTGCTTCTGCCCCTATTGAGGAGCGGGGGCGGGTGCTGTCTGCCGGGTATCAAGCCGTGTTGTATGACCCTGTGGGCGTACGGCCCGGCGACCTGGTACAGGTAGAGGGTATTGGCTGGCTGGAGGTGGAGACCGTGCAGCGGTTCCTACATTATCGGTTGTTGACAGCGAATGCCACAGAGAGGAGGGCACCCGGTGGAAACGAACATTGAGATCGAAAAGCTGGGTGCCTATGCCAAGACGCTGCAACGCACCGCAGATCATCTGCTGGACAACTTGGAGCGGCAGATGTTGCAGGACGCAGAGGATATGGCCGGCCGTCAGCGCAGCAACTGCCCGGAGGACACCGGACTGCTGCGGGAGTCTATCGCCGCCTTTTGCGAGCGTGACGGTGATCGGGTGACCGCAGGCAGCCGTACCAATATGCAGTATGCGGCCTATGTGGAATTTGGAACCGGACCTGTGGGTGACGAAAAGGGTACACCGCTGGACAGTGAGCTGGGTATAGTGCGCAAGCATGAACCTTGGACTGCGTATATACCCGGCTACGGATTTCGCAGGTTGAAAGGCCGCTTGCCGGCGCTATTTATGTATAACGGCATGCAGGAAATGCAGCCGGTGATAGCAGAGCACTATGGCACGGCTATACAGGAGGCGATCAAGTGAAAAACTACCGTGCAGTGATCCGGGATACCTTAAAATCCGTACAGTCGGACATTCCCTATGACATTAAGATGGCATTTCCGGAGAGCAAACCGGCAGGTAACCTGATCACATTTTATGAGATCACCAATACAGGCACGGAACTGGCGTGCGTAGATGTGATCGCCTATCAGGTGGATCTGTGGTTTATGACCTTGCCGGACCTGTTGGAATTGACGGAAAAGGTAGACGAGGCTTTGACCTCGCTGGGCCTGATCCGGCAATTTGCGTCCTCGGACGCACTGTTACATGACCCCAGCGGTTATTTGCGCAAATCATTGCGTTACGGCCGTCGGGTTGATACAAGAACCAATCGACTGATAGATTAAGGAGGATTTTATATGAACGAAACAAAGCCGGAACGCGGTCTTGCGTCCAAAGGCATTGAGGTATATCCCAACTATACCGGCTCCACAGCCAAGTGCCTGAACTACGCCACCCAAATCGGCGATCTGACCAAGGGCGAACGGGAAGAACTGGACGCCACTTGCTATGACGATGATGTGGAACACAGCATTACCGGTATTCGCAAGAAAGCAGACGCCTTTGAGGTGACTTTTCTGTACAACGCAAAGGACGCCACATCGGATTATCGGGTGCTGGCAGCTTTGGAGGACGCCGGTGTGTCCGTACCCATTATGGTTAAGCTGCCGGACGGCACCAAGTTTAACAACTCTGGTGTGCCCAGCCTGAAGATTAAGGGACCGGGCGTAAACAGCCTGATGGAGGCTACTGTCTCTTACAAGCTGGACGGCGACTGGAGCAGAGAGTTCCCCGCCGCGTAAATCGACTATTCGGGAGGCGGGCGACTGCCTCCCCACTTTTTAGGAGGAAATGACAATGAACGAATCCCATATTGTAACCAGAACATACGATTTGCAACTGAATGGCGGCAAGACTGTGCACCTGCGTTTGACTGTAGCTGCTCAGCTGCGACTGAAAAATAAATTCAACGAGGACGCCCTGGATGTGATCCTCAGCGCTTCCAGTGATCCGGAGCGGCTCCTGGCTGTACTGGATGAGGCCCTGCATTTTAACGATGATCCCAACGGCGATCTAACCGGTGAGGCGTTGTATGACGCGCTGGTGGACAGTGGCGTCAGCGGTATGGACGCATTCTCCGACATTCTCTTCAAGCTGGCCCATGTATCCGGTCTGTTGAGTGACACCCAGGCGGAAAAGCTGTCCTCCTGTATTGGCAAAATGCTCAATGCTGCTTTTGATGGCATGGAGCAGACGGCAGAAAGTGAGGAACAGCCCGCTTCCTTTCCAGGGTAAGTATTGCACCTTGGATGATATGATTTTAGAAGCCAATGCTTGTGGCCTGGCTTTTCCGATCATTCTTGCAATGACTTACGGTGAATTAAAGCGGTATATCCTGTTCCATCGTGACCGGGAGCGCATACAGTATCAAAATCTGTCACAAATCGCTTATATCCAGGCCGGTGTGATCGCTTCTATTGTTGCCGGGGAAGATATAGGCCCTGTGTATGAACGCTTCCCCTATTGGACTGAGGAGGACATATTGGACATTCAGGCGGCTAAGACACTGGCTTATTTCAACCAGTTGTAATTAGATCAGAAAGTGAGGTGAAAAAATGGACCAAGAATTGGTAACCCGATTTACGGCAGACATCAGCGAGTATAAAAAGAGCATTACAACGCTCCAGGGCGAGTTGAAACAGTTGTCCGGTGTGACCGGCCAAGTGCGTGCGGCGACCGCCCAAGCGATGAATTCCGCTTATGAAGATACCCGCAAGCTGGGTAAACAGGTGGAAAGCCTGGTAAAGACACAAGAGCGCAATGTGCAAGCGGCTACAGCGAGCAGCGTCAAGATTATGGATTACTCCAACAAGGTGGAGCAATTACAGGGCAAGCTGAAATCGCAGAACAAAGAATATGCCTCCCTGGCAGGCCAGTTAACGGCGGTGACCTCAAAATATCGAGAGCAGCAGGCTTTTTTGAACGATTATAAAGATGGAATTGCCGGTGTCAACAAACAGCATGAGGAATTGGCTGGGTTGATTCGCACCACAAGTAGAATATCGACCCGTTATATGACATTGGAGGAAATTGAACAGCACAGGGCCGGATTGCAACGCATGAAAAACGACCTGGAGGTTTTCAATGATGAACTCCGGGATGTAGGGCTGAATCCCGATAATTTGAAAACGGATACACTCGATAAACTCAAAGCAGAAATTCAAAGTGTTTCCGCACAAATGAACCAGCAAAAAAATGCTATGGCGCAGACCACGGCTCAAATCAATAAAGCCAACGGCAGCCTGGCGATCGAGACCACGCGGTATAAATCTCTACGCAGTACCATAAAGCAGAACGGCGAAGCGCTGACTGAAATGGGCAATAAGCTTGACAACGCTCTGCAAGAGGAAGCCTTCCCACCGGTTGAAAGCAAAATGACCAAGTTCAAAAACAAGGTTAAAAGTCTCGGAAGCGCGTTTGCAACCGTCGGCAGCAAGACGGGTGCTGTATTCGGGGCTATCGGTAGGGCAACAGGTTCCGTATTCGGTAAAATCGGGTCCGCAGCGGGCGCCGCTTTCGGCAAGGTGCATAGTCACCTGAAAAATATGCGTGCTTCTTCCGGTACGGCCAGTAAGTCTCTGCTGAATGTGGTCAAGTCTATCCGCCGCATAGGCGTGGTATCGCTGGGGTTGAAAGTGTGTAAAAACATTTTCGGTGAGCTGCGCTCGGTAATCACCGGTTATTTAAGTCAGAACGAGGCTCTGAATAACCGTGTAGAAGCCTTGAAAAATGCTTTTGCGAATGCTTTGGCACCGGCCATCAATGTGGTTGTGGGGCTGTTCGAAAAGCTCATGCCCTACGCCATGAGTGTTGCCAATGCCATCAGCGGCTTGCTTTCCTCTGTGGGGATCGCTTCGCAAGTAAATGCCACAGCCACCGCTGTGGGCAAGACCACAAAAGAGACGAAAAAGCTGTCTCAAGCACAAAAAGAGTTGTATGGGTTTGACCAAATTACTAAGGTCAGTGATGATCAGCAAGACAGCAGCTCGTCCAATTCTTCTGCGGCCAAGACACCGGCAGCGTCCGACCAGTTCTCCGCTTATTTGGAGAAAATCAAGAACCTGTGGAAAAGCGGCGACTTTGAGGGCATTGGCGAGCAGGTTGCGGCTTCCTGCAATAAAGTAATCGACAAGATCAAGAACCTGGACTGGGACGGCATACGGAAAAAGGTCAATGATGCAGTCAGCGGCATTGCCAATAGCCTGAACGGCTTTGTACAGGACTTTGACTGGGCAGGTGTGGGTGAGATCGTGGGACAGGGCGTGAATACGATATTCAGCGCACTGGACACATTCCTAACCACCTTTAAGTTCGACCAGTTGGGTGCCGGGCTTGCAAGCAACATAAACGGCTTGGTGAGCACTATTGAGTGGGGCCAAGTGGCCAAGACTATTTCGGATGCCATCAGTGGTGTGTTCAAGACCATTTCCGGTTTCTTGGAAAACCTGGACTGGCGAGGGCTGGCTACGGCGCTGGAGAATTTTATAGCCGGTATTGACTTTGGGGGTATGGCTAGCTCTCTGTTTGAGGCGCTGGGCGCCGCCCTGGGTGGTATTTCCGCATTCCTCGGCAAACTGATTATGGACGCCATCTCCAGTGTGCAGACCTATTTTGGAGGAAAGATCAAAGACGCCGGCGGCAATGTGGCCCAGGGCATTTGGGACGGCATTGTTGACGGTATTGGTGACGCAGGAAAGTGGATCAATGAACATATCTTCCAGCCGTTTCTCAAAGGCTTCCAGGAAGCCTTTAAGATTAAGTCACCTTCAAGGGTTATGAAAGAACAGGGCGGCTTTATTTCCCAAGGTCTGTTTGACGGTATCGGCGATCTGTGGAAAAAGGTCAGCCAAAAATTCAAAGGATTTAAGGACGGCGTTGTTAATTTCTTTACCGGGAAAAGTGGCGTTGTATCAAAAGTCACCGGCCTTGGCGGTAAGATCGTGACCGGCTTAAAGAACGGCCTGAAGAATTTGAAAGCCACCTTTACCAATGCGTTCAAAGGCCCCTTAAACGGTGTGATCAAACTGGTCAACAATATGGTTGGCAAGATCAATGACAAGCTGCTGATTAGCGTTGGCAGCACGCTGTCTAAGGTGCTTAGCGCCCTGGGCGTGAGCGTGACCAACGGCCAGTACCAGTTGTTTTCTATACCCACTATCCCAGAGCTGGAAAAGGGCGGCGTGCTGAAAAAAGGCCAGGTCGGTCTGCTGGAAGGTAAAGGCGCCGAGGCTGTTGTGCCTTTGGAGCGAAACACCCAGTGGATCAGCAAGGTAGCCGCAATGATGGTACAAATGCTGGGTAGCAGCGGGCAGGCGGTCAATGTAACAATCCCGGTATATGTGGGCGGTAAGCATTTAAGCACGGTGGTGCTGGACGATGTGAACCAAACAGAAAAGAAAGGCCGTGACCCGGTTACGGCCGCAGCGTAAGGAGGGACGGTATGCCACTATATATTGACGGCACAAAAATGCCAAACCCATCATTCAATGCCATATCCTGTTCAGACGAAAAGGTGTGGTCCTCTAACACGGGCCGCTCCAAGTCGGCTTATATGAACGGCAGTATCGTTCAGGTCAAAAAAACAAGGCAGTTGTCCTTTCCGCCCTTGACCCGGGCGGAATTGGACAAGCTAAACGGCGTGATCAACAATGCGAGTAAGCCCTGGCATTCTATTAAACTGGAGGATACTTCCGGGAATACGGTGTTTTCGTTCAACTGCTACTTTGGTACGCCCAGTTGGACAGCCTATTCCGGTGCCAGGGATTGCCGGTATTTCATCAACTACAAAGTAGATGCCATCGAGCGCTAAAGGAGTATTTTATGTACAAGACAAGCACAGCTTTTAACCAGGCCATCAAAAACGGGGAACGGATCTATGTGAAGGTTAAATGTGGCAATTTCATTTTTGGCTACAACGATGAGACGGATCCTACAAGCCCAAATGAGCAAAATAACATTATGGAGCTGAATATTGACCGCAGTATCAGCCATGACGATTACGCGCTGGCAAAGTCCTACGCTTGTGGGTGTAACTGCGTTTTGTGGGCTGTGCCCGCCGGTGCCGTGCTTCGCGGGCAGAAAACCGTGGTGTACTTTGGCTGTATGGTCAACGGTGCAGTGGAGTGGGTGCCAATGGGCGTGTTTTATCCGGAAAAGGTCACTCGGTCCGGCGAATGTACCACTTTGGAAATGTACGACCACATGTATGATCTTTCTATGCCGTATTCTGCCGCCATCAGCGGTCAGCAGACCCCTTTGGCAATCTTAAAAGACCTGGCACGCCAGGGTAACTTTGAGTTGGCTGCCGGCGTGGAGAGCAAGGTCTCCGGCTTTGGCACGGTAGATGTTTCTTTGCTCTGCGGTACGGAAACAGACGAGGACGGCAAGCAGCAGGTCACTGCCTATAATGTGAATGATGCCATCGGTTATGTGGCTGGGTTCTGCGGCTGTGCTGCCGTCTTTGATCGAGAAGGCAAGTTGCGAGTAGATACTTTCGCCCAGGTATATGATGGTACGGCAGAATACGCTGTGACAGATGACACGGTCACAGAGGTTTCACTGGCAGAGACGGACAAAACCTACCTGGGGATCAGTTGCAACAATGGGAATAAGAATATTCTTGCACCAGATAGTCTGTCGGTCAACAGCGAGGTGCTGTATTTCGACAACCCACTGATCACCACCCAGGCCCAAGCGGAAAAAGTATTCAACGCTGTGTCTGATATGATCTACATAGACGATGGAGACCAGGGCGAGACTGTATTTGACCTGGGCATACAGTACCGACCGGGAAGTATGACATTGCTCACGGCCAATCCGGCGTTGGATAGTTTTGATGTGATCACTTACCGGGACGATACCGGCGATCACCATATCCCCTTGATGGGTGTGGAGTATGATTATGATGGCTCCGTCACTATGGATGTGGCCGCCCATGCCCGTTCAGAACAGGAGGGCAGCTCTGCCGGAAGCATTCTTTCCCGCATGATCTCTAAGGCTATGCAGCAGGTCACAGCGCCCTTGGCACAGCGCATTCAGGACGCCACGGATTCTATCACGAACGCAGTGGGCGGTTACGCTGCTTTGATCGACCGGGACGGCGATGGTGTGTCAGACGCGCTTTATATCGGAGAGTACCCGGCAGCGGAGGGCAAGACCAAAGGCCGCTGCCTGCTGCTGAATAAGAACGGCATGGCTGTTTCTACCACCGGATTGCAAGGCCCATTTAAGGACTTTGCGGTGTACTACAACAAAAAAACCAACCAGTATTACCTGAATGCTACGGACATTTCAGCCGGTAGACTCTCCGGTATTGAGATCCTTGCGGATAAAGGCACGATCGCCGGGTGGAACATAGACGAAGACGCTTTGTATTGCGATGTGGGAAATAATCGCGCATATTTCCAAAAGCCGTCAAAGAACAGCGACTGGGTTCTATCTGTGCAAAAAAAGAATTCGGACGGCTCTTACACAGGCGTATGGGGTGTAACAATGGCTGGTAATATGTGGTGCAACGGTTCATTGCATGTTGCTGGTCAAACAACATTTGATACGGATGTTACTTTCCACAAGAAAATTTATGACTTTTCTGGTTGCGAAATCATCAATGCAGCTTCTGGTGGTAGTTCGTTAGTTATTGGTTATGGTCAATACGACAAAAAATTGAAAACATATTTGGAAGGTGGAACGATATATCTTCGCCATAATGGTGGTGGAGTAGAGATTCAAAACGAAACCGCGACACGCTTCAAACTGTGTTCACTGAATTGGACCATTGATGGATCAAAAGCTGTACGAGATACGATAGAATCTGCTGGTGGATTTGTATTGAGCGCAAATGGCGGGGACAATCGGTTGTATTTAGTTGGAAGCAGCATTTTTCTTGGCAGCAATACGACTGTTGATGGCAATGTAGTAGCGCGTGGCGATGTTAAGCTCAATTTCAAAGCGGTCAGCGGAACGGTTCCGTTGGCGGTCAACACCAGCGGCGTTATTACAACATCCAGCTCTTCTGCACGATATAAGGAAAATATTAAGCCGTTGGAAGATCCGTCTCTGGATCCTATTGGGCTGTATGATGTGCAGGTAAGCCAGTACAATTACAAGCCGGAGTGTCGGGACAAAGAACTGGTCGGTGGCACACAAATCGGCTTGGTGGCAGAGGATTTGGCCCTGCACTATCCTAATGCAGTGATTTATGATGAAGATGGACGGCCGGAAAGTTGGCAGGATCGTATTATGATCCCCGCAATGCTTAAGCTCATTCAAGAGCAAAAACAGCAGTTGGACGATTTGCAGGCCGAGGTGGACGCGCTGAAAGCAAAATCGCAATAAACAGCAAAGCGGC